CGACCATGGCGACTTTGATTGGTTTGTGTAATGATATCAGGACTCAGTATGAAGCTCACCGAGTGGTAACTCCTGCGGTACATGCCGGTGCTGATGCTGGTAACGTTATCACAGCAGTCGCTGTCGGTACTGCTGCAGTACACATCATCGATGATATCACTCACGTAACACTCCCAGCAGTAGCTTCTAATATGCCGACTTTGATTGCATTGACGAATGCTCTGAGTGCTGAGTACACTGCTCACAATGCAGACGTGACAGTTCATGGAGCTGCTTCTGCGCATCTAGTGACTGCTGTTGATGTTAACACTACAGCGGTTCACTGGATTGATGATGTGACTCATACAAGTGTCGCCCCTATCGCTACAAACTACGCGACATTGGTAACTCTGTGTATCGAGTTACTCGCTAACTACAATGCTCATCTAGGTGACGCGACTTGTCACCCAGCAGTTGATGTAACTAATACTACCACCACAACGATGGATAGTATTTCGATTACTTCTGATCGGTACGGTAAAACTTCAAAAATTGAAGTCGTATCCGGTTCAGGTACAATCCTAGCAAAGACAGGGTTGTCTGCTGCGAGTGCTACTGGTGTTGTTGGTAGCGATGTAAATAACATTGACGCAGTAACTTTTGCGGAGATCAAGGCTATTATTGAAGCTGATGTAACCGATTCGCTAGTAACTCTCGATGAGACCGGATTTGTAAGGTTGACTTCTAACACAGTTACTGTCGGTGCAGCCTCTATCATTCAGTGCACTGGTGGTAACGTGAGAACGATCCTTGGTTTTGATGCACTAGCTCACTTAGGTTCTGATGCTGGAGCATACGTTCCAGTGCTAGCGGAGTATATCAAGACGACTTTGATTCCAGCGTACAACTCGGTGTTATTGCAAGTATGCAGTCACGAGGATATGATAATCAAAGGAGCAGCAAGTGGTGGCTCTAGCAAAGTTTTGATTGAAGTCTAATGGCTGATATCGAAGACACCCTGAGGTTGAGAGGAAGTGATTTTGTGATACGACAAGGCGAGTATAGTCTCACTGCTGATGCGTTAGCTCTTAGAGGTATGCGACCTATTCATGCTGGTGATGACTATACTTTTCTGTTTACTCTGCAGGATGCTCTAGGTGTAGCAGTAGACATAACTGGAGCAGTAATAAAGTTCACTGCAAAGTATACTCCGTCGGATACAGATGGTGAGGCTATAGTAACTAAGACTGCGACGCTAGTCACTCCAGCGTCCGGTATATTCTCTGTAGCTATAGCTGATACCGATCTTACGTTCTATGGTTCCGCTCAGGGTGTCTACGATATTCAGATGACATCAGCAACAGGTGTAGTAACTACATTGGTGTATGGTCCGATCGAATTTCTTCCGAACATAGCTAGGACGTAGTAATGGATAAATTGATAGATCAAGTCGTAAAAGGATCTGATCCTGTAGAAGTCATAGAAGCTAATGTGACTAAAGGTATGGCTAATACCTACAAGAAATCAGGCCACTCACTCGTATGCAAGTCATGCGGACTGCATGTACCTAAGTACCCGGGTCGCTATCCAGTGAGCTGTCCTAACTGTGGTGGTAAGTTAACTCCACCAGAACTGAATAAGTAATGCCTACTCCATCATTGTCATCATTTGCTAAGCAGTCAGGTAAGTCATTATCTGATGTCGAGAAGTTATGGGATAAGGCAAAAGAGATAGCCTCTGATTCAGGACGTAAAGAAGATTATGCGTACATAACAGGAGTTCTAAAGAACATGTTAAAACTAGAGTACACATCTGAATCCATGATATCTGAAGTACTGTCAGGTAACTCTGTATCCGATGTACTAGAAAAAGTAATGAAGGTTTCTAAGGAGCCCTACGAGAGAGCTCATGATAGAATTAAATCATTACAAGATCGCGGAGTTGACGTCATTCAGCATACTTTGAACAGATTGAAGGCTACTACTAACGCTGATAAAGTTGGCGGTATATTTTATGCTGCTCAGGACTTCGGATTGATCGCTGTAATAAAAGCAGCTAAAGAGAAGTACAAACAACTGACCGGTGTTACACTAGACTGAGGTGATCTACCATGATAGTTTTAATCAGTAAATTGATACTTTACCCACTAGAACTTCTAATGAGATTCCTATGTAAGGTGATACCGGAAAATGATCAACAAGCTTATTGATAGAGTCTTAGAAGGACTACGTCCTTCTATGGTGGTTGAAAACTGTGTGAACAGTGGATCCCACCTATTTGATCAAAATATCACGTTTGCTAGCCGTAGGAGCGTAGTTTATCCTGTGAGAACGTATTTTGACTCATACGGAGACTTGCGATTTTCGACATTAGAAGGGGTACTTATCGACCATATCAGTGACCCTGTTATGATGGAGATAGTAAATTTAGTAGACTCCGATTCTTCAGATTCAGACCTCATTGAAATGTTAGGTGAGTATGAAGGAAGCCTAGACGATCTGTATAGGCTAGTGACAACCAAGTTTAATTTAGCTGATATTGCTAATTTGTGACTGGAGTGGTCAGATGCCTATACGCGATACTGTAGGTCGTGATTACACTGTAATTGGTTGGTGCTACAATTCTAAGTTACTAGCTGATGAAAAAGCATTAGCATGTTTACTGCGTGAAGTATGCAGTGTAGTAGGTATGAGACCGTTAGCTGAGATGGGTGTAGATGTAGAAGCTCATCTGGATAAATTGAATCTTCAGAAGTTTGAGGATGAAGGCGGTAGTTCTGCTTCTCTAATTCTCTCCACCAGTCATGCTAGTATTCACGGATGGCCGTGGAGAGATCAATCACGTAGCGATGGAGCACTCTTTTGGTTTACGATAGGATCATGTAGAGATTTTGATCCATCAGCTATTGACCACGTACTTCATGAGAGGCTCAGTGTGACTAGATCGCGTAGAACTGATCTAGTACTTAACCTTCCAACTGATGACGATAGACTGTTTACTTATGAAATCGACAGACAGTACGAATTACCTTATTGAGTTAGTACTGCACGGTGATGAAGTTAGTAGAGTCATCGGTAGTATCTGCTGCGATGTAGACCGACCTACTAAATCAGGTTACAGTCATGATACACCAAAGGATCCTAAGCGTCAGGCTGCAGCTAGAAAAGCAGCGGTGACTGGACGTTCCAGTAGAAAAGCTTCTTTACGAAGATTTAATACTTCAGCTAAAGGTAGGCGGTTTCATCGAAAGTTAGGAACTCTGAATTCCAGAGATTAGGAAGTGCTCTTGTCACTACGTCGAGAAGTAGATCCTTCTAAAGTATATCGAATTGAGATGGTTGAAGAACCTGATCATTTCGAAGCTGATGAAGGTTCATACGAAGTGAAGCGAGCTGATAAACCTGACGAGATTGATTACTACGATATCATATCTCTTCATAAAGAACTGACTAACTTGTGGCCTGAGAAAGCTGAGTCAATTATTGATAGAATACAGAACTTCAGAGTAGTGTATATTGATTTGAAGTTCCTGGAGATAACATCATGACAATCAAGCTTATAGAAGTACAGAAGTTCGATTACAATCTTGTTGAGAAAGCTAAACGTGATGGAGTACTGATGACACTCGAAGGAGTGTTTCAACGAGCCGATACTGAGAATGCTAATAAACGTATCTACCCATCTAGTCTGTGGCAGAAGATACTCTCTGATGAAGAGATCAATGAGCGTATCTCAAATCGTACCATGCTCGGTGAGCTCGATCATCCAACTAGCGGTGCTACTTCATTGACTAGAGCTTCTCACGTTGTCACAGGTCATAAGTTGTTACCGAATGGTGAGGTACGTGGTGTACTTGAAATACTAGATACTCCTGCTGGAAAAATAGCAGAGACTATGATTCGTGCAGGTGTGTGGTTAGGGGTTTCATCTCGTGGAGATGGGTCAGTAGAGAAGAAAGGAGAATCGAGTGAAGTTCAAGACGATTTCCGTCTTGAGACTTATGATCTTGTACTAAAACCATCCACTCCAGGAGCATACCCACAACTCATAGAATCTGTTGAAGAGTCAGAAAAGAACATACTGTTAATTGCGGACGCAGTTGAAGAACTTGTCAAAAGCACCGATGAACTCGATGTGCTGTTAGAATGTCACAAAATAATCAGTGTCCTCGAAGGCTGCGAATCGCGTCGCAATGCAATCCTTTCAGTTTTGAAGGATAAACTTTCAAGCTTGAAGGAGAGTAAAGAAGTAACAAACCAGAATAACATAACTGAGGAGACACTTGATATGGACAAGAATACTGATCTCAAGTCTCTCAACGTTTCCCCGGAGTTAGCAGTCTTCCTTAGGGAACAAGTTGAGCGAGGAATTGGTGAAGCAGTAAAAGAGAAGGATCAGAAGATTTCTGGTCTGAATGAAATGGTTGTTTCGTTGACTACGATCAAGGAGGATTTGACGAAACGATTTGACGCTGCATGTAAAATCATCGAGGAGTACCAACGAGTTGAGAAGACTCTTCGAGAAAGTAATTCTACTGATGCTGAGTTGAAAGCTCGGTATGGTGCTGCAGTTAAGTTGCTTGATGAGTCTGTGAAACGTCTGAAGGAGTTCGGTGGTACGAAACGTAGACTCGAAGCAGCGAAATCATTGCTGTCAGTTTCTATTGATCGTCACAAAACTGAAGCAGTCAATCAAAGCATTAACAAACTGCTTCGTAACGTGAGTGAATCAGTTTCTAAGAAACTGCGTCCGATTTTGAAAGAATGCTCTAGCCCGAGTGAAGTCGCAACTCGTTTCAAAGAGCTCTCATCGTTGGTCGAGACTGTAACCAAGGTAAAAACAAAAGAGCCACTTCCTTCTCCACGGAGAAAACTCTCAGAGTCTAAGAACCACTCAGTAGCAGCAAATCACCCGAATCCTATCGTTAGTCGCCTCTTAGCGAGGATGGCAGGTAACGTACGATAAATTAATCTGGATGACTTCGTTAAATCGAGGTCCTATCCTTATAGGAGATTAAGATGATAGTTGGAATCGACAATAACAAAGTGACTGAAGCGGAGAAGTCCTTCAGTCGTGGTGCTTATCTTGCATCGCAGAAAGATCGTATCATCTGCGAAGATAAGAGAGCTGGTACTAAACTCCGTATGGGAGAATTGCTTGAAGGATTACCAGACGGTATCGTCCGGTCACAGACCGCTGTTATGATTAATAACATGCGAGAGTTCTTTGATGGTTTGAGTGAAACAACCAAGTTGGTAAATGTCGGCGACTTCGAGAAGTTTTCATTCCCGATGGTACGTGCAGTATTCCCTAATCTCGGAGCTCATAACTGGGCGTCCGTGCAACCCATGATGGGCCCAGTTTCGTTGGTGTTCTTCATGAAGTTCATCTACGGACTCACCAAGGGTTCTGCTGTCGCTGGTACTGATATCATTGAGAATCCGAATCGGTTCTACGCTTCTGAAGAAATCGATGAAGAACTGCAAGCAGTCGGTGATGGCATTACTGCTACATTGGGTAGTGGTAATCTTGACTACTTGCCGGTTAAACCAGGTACTGTCGTGTTGACGACTTTGATCGCTGCAGTCGCTGCGGAGATCACTGATGACGGCAATGGTAACTTGGTTGGTGACATCGGTGCTGCTAGTACAATCAACTACGTGACCGGTTTGATCACGGTGACTTGGGTTGCTGCTCCTGACCTCGCTGCAGATATCAATGCTGCCTATTCGTATGACATGGAAGCTAATGATACTGTTCCTGATCTCGACATGCAGCTCACCTCATCTCCAGTGGTTGCTAAGACCCGTAAGCTGAGGACTCGTTGGTCGTTGGAAGCTGATCAGGATCTCCGTACACTGCACGGTCTTGAAGCTGAAGTTGAACAACTCGCCGGTGTATCGAATGAGTTGAAGTTTGAGATCGATCAGGAAATCCTGCATGCGATCGCTGCGATTGCAGTCAACACTGTTACTGCATGGAGTAAGACTCCTGGTGCTGGTATCTCATACGCAGAACATAAGTTGGGTTTTGTTGACAAGTTGATCGAAGCTAGTAACGCTATTTTCCAAGCGACTCAACGTGCTGTCGGTACTTGGATTGTTGCTGGTACCAATGTCTGTTCGTTGATCGAAACACTTCCTGGTTTCGTTGCTAAACCGCGTCCAGTCGGGACTCGTGGTGTGTACAACACCGGTACTCTCAATGGTCAGTGGGATGTTTGGAAGGATCCTAACTACGGTACCAATAGTTATCTGATGGGGTATCGTGGCGAGTCGATGTGGGAAGTTGGCTACATCTTCGCTCCTTATCTGTTGGCAGTTCCTACTGCGACTGTGATGCTGGATGATTTCATGGGTCGTAAAGGTATTGCTAGTAGATACGGTAAAAAGTCAGTGGAAGGTAAATTCTACTGTACTGGTACAATAACTGCATAATCGTCGTAGGAATCGTTAGATCCCTGTGGCACCTCATAGAATCCATTAGACGTGTTTCTTCGTCATCGCTAGCGGCAGGAATTGTCCTGCCGCTAGCACCTCCCCTTTACGGTACAGTGATTAGTAAATGTCATCTTCTTTAACTCAAGTATCTATTGAGAGATTCGTTCGAACGATGCTCGGGAGTCCCGTAGTAGAAGTCGAACTTACCTCTGAGCAGATAGAAGAGATCACAGTACAAGCATTAGATATCTACGGTGGTCAGAAACCGGTAGAGAAGTTCGGATCTGTAACTGTATCTGCAGGAATACAGAAGTACGTAATGACCTACAATCAGATAGGACGGGGTATCATAGAAGTGTTCCGTCCCGACCTGATGAGGTCTCAGCAGACACTAGATCAGTTTGATGTCTTTAAGTTTCATACATTTCAGGCTAATTTAAATCCTGGTGATTTCTACTTAGAAAGAATTTGGTGGAATGAGGTAAAGAGATCAGCTGGTGCAGACGAGGATTGGGAGTTTATAGGTGATCCTACAACTGGAGGGGGAACTCTATGGTTGAGTCCTTCACCTTCAGAAGGATTTGCTTGTACTTATATATACGTAGTTGAACCTACACTCACCGAGGTACCTCGTGTTGATGATGAATGGATTAAGGGTTACGTATTGGCTATGTGCAAGATGGTACTCGGTGGTATACGTAGGAAGTTTGATGGCATACAAGGTGCAGAGAACTCTCTAAAACTAGACGGTGCTGAGTTGATATCGGAAGGTAGGTCAGAGAGGACTGCACTAGAAGAATACATTAATAACCGTGGTATGGTAACTCCTCCTATGAGAGGGTAGTTATGAAATCGACTGATCTGATCAATCAAGTTATGAATGGATACTCTGCTAAAGACATAGTTACTAGCATAACTGAGGTGCAGATGAACCCACTTGAACTCCGTAGGTTTATAAGGAATGTATCGCCTGACCTGTATTCGTACTTATCCACTCGTGGGGATCTGCATGATGTAGCGATGGAGTTCTCTGACAAGTCAAGCTCAGTAGCTCAGTTCATGAAGAATAATGAGTTACCTGAGAAGTTTAGACAAAGTGTAGAGACTATCATTAGTGAGCTGTAATGCCTATACAACGGTTCTCGTCTGCACTTGACTCTTTGTATCTGAAGAAAAGATCTGCTGAGAAAGCTAGATTATTTTCTAAGCCTAGACGTTGGTTAGTTAATAACTCGAGTCTTGGTTTGAATATATACGGTGAGCCTGGAGTAGCGATTACAGGAACTAATGGAGTGACCTCTCTTCCAGCTACTCGTAACTTAACTTCTGCTGGTTCTGATTTTACTGCATCTGGAGTACAAGCTGGTGACGTAGTAGAGATTGAGACTCCACCGCCTAACTCAGCTGATGACGGTAAGTATATTGTTCATAGTATTGTAGGCCCTACAGTTCTAAAGGTCACTGAGAATTGGCCTGCCGGTAGTCTGACTTCATTGATATACAAGGTTCATTTTCATGACGAGAGATACACGGAGTTTGTTCAGTTAGTGCCATTTGAAATACACTTGAAACCTACTGAAAAGTTACTAACTAAGTGGGGCATCTCTGATAACCGAGATGCTATGATCGTAGTGAGTACTCAGATCTGTGAGGAGTTAGGTCTAGATCCAAAGATAGGAGACCGATTCGTATACGAGCAAGATGGTACACTCGCTCATTATGAAGTCGTTAACCTATTCAAAGCTGATCAGTTGAACGACAGTGGTTTACACGTTAACTACGTTGGATTTGCAATGAAGACTCAGGACAGATTACCTTAGATGGCTAAACGAGTAACCACTAAGTTAGATCTGGTACACAAGCATAAAGTATTCACTAGATTTATGTCAGTATTCAAATCTGAGGTTAAACTGAATGCAGCTGAGTGTAGTAAAGAGATAGCGAAGTCTATGGCTCAGGAAGCAGTTGACATCCTAGAGGATCAGATTTATAACTGGGAACCACTCACAGAGAAGTATCTAGACTACAAGATAAAACACGGGTATGATCCTAGGGTACTGATAAAGACAGGGGAGTACAAGGACTCAATAAGTTGGGGAGTAACTCACGGAAAGGTTTGGTGCGGTATACCTTCCAGATTGATCCATCAAGGATCCGGTATGTTGATGACTAAGCTAGCTCGTATTCATGAGTTTGGAACTGCAACAATCCCTGCGAGACCTCTATGGCGTCCATTGTTATCTAAGTACCTTCGGTTACGTCCTGAGTTTGCTAAGAAGTATAGACAAGCTATTGCTCGTAAATCAATGAAAGTTAGGTAATGCAGTGATCGATCAGTTTATACTGTATGACCAAGCATTGCTTACTTGGGTCACTGATACTTTACCTCCGTTACTGAAAGGTAGAACTACTCAGGTACTTATTGCAGTCTCTAGAAAAGCATTCGCTGAAGTTACTACACTAAAAGTTGTTGATAACAACACTGTAACTCTTCCGAGGATATCTGTAACTAGGTTATCTCATCGTAGTGATCCTAAACGATTCAACTCAAATCGTATACGAAGGCTAGGATGGACAGATAGTACTTTGCAGACTCGTTTACGATCAGGAAAGTACCCAGCACCCATAGTGATACCGTACCAGATTGATCTGTGGACTAAGTACTCATCAGAGATGAATGTATGGGAGCAGAAGATACTATTTGATCTCGCTTCTCAGTACATTTATTTAACGATACGACCAGATGATGTATGGGGAGATAAGCAATACATACTCCTGATGGGCGGTGACATAACCGATAACTCAGATTTAGATCCCGGTGAGGGTAATGGTCCGATACGTAAGACATTTACTCTCAATGCTGAGTGCTGGTTATTCGATCAAGCTCTAGCGTCTACCGCGATCATTAAACGTTTGGAAGGTCAACTCAGGGATATAGATACACTAGAATTATTCGACACACTGTATGTACCTCCGGTTGAAGTGATAGGGGTTGGTACTGGTGCTCAAGTAACTTTCGGTCCGATCACTTTAAATCGCTTTCCAGTGTTGAAGAATTTAGTGGTTATAAATACTCTGATTGGTGGGGTAACTTCTATAGTGTATGATAACGGTAGTGGGGTTCTAACTGGATCAACAGCATCGGGAACTATAGATTACGTAACTGGTGAGGTTAATATAACTTATACTCTTGCTCCTGATATTGGTGAAGATATAACGGTAACGTATTTTACCGATCAGACCTAAAGGTGATAAACAATGAAGAAGATAACTAATATTTATCATGAGTCAATCTTGATCGAATTAGTGACTCGAGAAATCAGTCATGTAAACAGAAGGAGAAAGGTTATTCTCGAGAACATGAATCCAGGTAGTTCAATCGACATCCCTGATGATTACGATGTTCCACAACTCGAACTGTTGAAAAGAAAGAATCGGGTAACTGTCGAGTCCATACAAGAAGTAACTAAATCAGAAGTAACCGAACCAGTCAGTATTGATACGTCTACTTCCAAGTCAACTGAATCTGTCAAAAGTAGCGATGATGTAGAATTAGAGGAACTCGAGAGTCAACTCTCTAGTGATGAACCTCTCAAGAGTTTTAATGACAAACCAGAGAAGAAATCCAGCAAAAAGAAATCCAAGGATTATCTATAGGAGGTAGACAATGTTCGTATCCGCTGGAGCGTACGCAAGAGAGATTGATCTGTCTCTTTATGCTGAGACGCTTACAAACACGATAGTCGGTATCGCTCACACCTTTAATAAGGGTGTGATTGGTGTAGCTACTCTGATAACCGATCTAGGTGCACTGGAAGAAACTTTCGGTACTCCGATCAACCCTACTACGAGTAACTCTGCGTACCAGGGATGGGCTGCATGCAAAGAGTACTTGAAGAAAGGTAACAAACTGTACGTAACTCGATGTGACTCGACTGCTACGCCAGCTACGTACGCTGCTCAGTCAGTCCAAGGGTCCTGTGATCAGTACTTAGCTACTGACGTAGATGGGCTTACTTCTATCCCTGCTGTTAAGACGCTGACTTCAGTTGCAGTCAACTTTACTGTCGCTGGCGTACTAGCCGGGGATGTGATCGAGCTTCACGATGTTGCTACCCCTGCTGATAATGGTTTCTACGTTATTACTTTAGTGGCTGCTGGTGTAGTTACTGTTGATCGTAACTGGCCTGTTGGAACGATCACTTCTGATTTTACAGTATGGACCTCCCAGAAAGAAGGAGGAGAAGACGGTGCTACTAGTGTAGCTGCTACTCGTGAGTTCACTTCAGCGACAGCTACTTTCACAACCAATGGTGTTGTTGCTGGGGACATACTCAGTATCCATGAACCTGCTGGTGATATCGGTGATAATGGTTTATATGATATACTCTCAGTTGACTCACAGACCAAACTCACACTCGATCGTGACTTCCCTACTGGTAGTCTCGGTACTCTAGCGTATACGATTTACTCCAATAATTCTCGAGGTGCAGATGGCTCTACTGCAGTAGCCGGTGAGTTCTCATCTGCAGGTGCTGAATTTGCTTTGCATCTTGTTCAAGCTGGTGACATACTGCATATCAATGATGTCGTAGATACCGGTGATAACGGTTACTACCTGATTACCGGATTGAAGTTAGGGTCTACTGATACAACGGTAGAAGTCAATAATGCTGCATGGACTGCGGGTGCTTTAGTTGGTTTAACTTACGAGATACTCCCAGGATCAGTAACCTTTCAAGCTGCCAGTAAAGGTACCTGGTGTACAGGTGACTACATCACTACTTCTCGTAATGCTGGAGACAAAGATAACTTCGATCTTGAAACTCGTGATACTACTAACACTATACAGATTGAGAAAGTCTACAATCTCGATCGCGCAGGTGTAGTAGCTTCTATGCTAGCTGATAGTAGTGTATGGACTGCTGTAGTCCGTACAAACAGAGGTGAGCCTTGTCCTGGTAAGTCATTCACAGTTAGCGGTGGTAACGATGGTTATACGGGTATCGTTGATGCTGACTACATTGGATCAGCTCCACTCAATACAGGGATCAACTCATTCCATAACCCTGAGAAGATTGATGTCAATTTGGTACTGTGCCCTGGTGTCACTTCTCAGAACGTTCAAGATGCACTAATTAATCTGTGTGAGTCTCGTGGAGATTGCATGACAATTCTAGAGACTCCAGACTGGGCTACTATAGACAGTGTACAGGATGCGCTGGATTGGCATAATGGTTCACTAGTCCGTACTACTGCACTGAATAGTAGTTACGCTGCATTGTACTGGGCATGGCAGCAAGTGTACGATGAGTACCATGATCAGGATCCTTGGGTATCCCCTGTTGGTCATATGGCTGGTGTGTACACTTACAATGACAATGTCCAAGCTCCATGGATCTCTCCTGCTGGACTTAAACGTGGTAAGTTGACTGGTTCTAAGGATGTAAGGTACTCCCCGTCTCAGAATGATCGAGAATCGTTGTCAGGACCAGGAGCTAACATCAATCCAATTGTTAACTTTGTCGGTCTAGGTATTCATGCATGGGGTGATAAAACTCTGTATCGTACTACTTCTGCACTACAGGATGTACCTGTCAGAAGGATGCTGCTGTATGTAAAGAAGGTCATTGCTACTGCAGCTAGGATACTGATTTTCGATCCTAATGATGAAGTTCTCGATCGTGAGTTCTTTCAACTAGTCGATCCGGTACTCGCTGACGTTCTTGCTCGTAGAGGTATACGAAAGTACGGTATCGTATCTGCTACTACTGATGATGACCGTGAGAACCATAAAGCAGTGTACAAGATGTTCATCAAACCAACTAAGACTGCTAGGATTATTGATCTGCAGTTTAGGTTGACTAGTCAGGGAGCAGACTTCCAAGAGTTGGTTGTCTAGTCATAATATCGTTAACTGTGGTTTTCCAGTTAAAGGAGAATTGTCATGAGTCTAACAAATCCCACTTCTGCTGATCACATCGCAGCGGAAGCTGGTTCATTTGAACCGCAACGTTCTAATAACTTCTCATTCGAAGTAGCTCTCAGTGGTGCAGATAGAGACATCATTGTAATGTCTCTGCAGGCGACGACTATACCGGGTGAGAAGAATGATGAGATCGCTCTGAACTATCAGAATGAGGTTCGGTACGTAGCAGGTAAGTATACTGTTGATGCTGGGTCAGTAACTCTGAGAGACTACGTTGATGTAGATACTCGTGGTGCGGTACTCAGATGGCGTTTACAGGTTTAC